CTATGGTCCCAACTTGGGCTTTAGCTGGGGGTAGGGAAAAAACTGCCATAAGTAATACGGATATGAATATTAGGTTCAAATCAGGTGCTGAGTTATGGGTTATCGGTATGGATAAACCTGAGCGCATCGAAGGTTCTCCTTGGGATGGTGGTGTCCTTGATGAATATGGTAATATGAAATCTAGGGCTTGGCCCGAACATGTGCGTCCTGCTTTATCGGACAGGGGCGGATGGTGCGATTTTATAGGCGTCCCCGAGGGTAGGAATCATTATTACGAATTGGCGCAATATGCTAAGAAGATGGCTCAGGAAGCGGAAAAACTGGGACAAGTGCCAGAGTTCGATCTGTTCCATTGGACGAGTGAGGAAATACTAGACAAAAGTGAAATAGCCTCGGCGAAATTGTTTTTAGATCCGCTCACTTACGAACAAGAATTTTTAGCGAATTTTTGTTCATTTCAGGGCAGAGCTTATTATGCATTTAATGAAAGGATCCATTGTTGTTCATTGCAATATAATAAAACATTACCTTTGATCTTCTGTTTTGATTTTAATATAGATCCTGGAGTAGCTGTGGTTTGTCAAGAACAAGTAATGCCAGGAGTTTTGGAAGTGGGTATTGATAAAGAAACAGGTAGGGAATATAGTCGTCCTGTTATTGGAACAGGTGTAATTGGTGAAGTCTATATTCCCCAGAATTCTAATACTGTAGCTGTATGTAATAAATTGGGTTATGATTGGGGGATGCACGAGGGAGAAATACACATTTATGGTGATGCTACTGGGGGTAGTGGGGGGAGTGCCCAAGTCCTGGGGAGCGATTGGACTTTAACGAAGCAAGTACTTCCTAAGTATTTTAATCCAGATAATATATTCTACTTTGTGCCTGGTGCCAACCCTAGAGTTAGAGCACGAATAAATGCTATGAATGCTAGACTTCTAAGTATATCTGGAGTTGTTCGCATGAAATTTGATCCTCAACGTTGCCCTAATACTATTAAGGATGTGGAAGGAACTAGAATTTTAGAAGGTGGAGTGGATTTGGATAAGTCTGATAAAAAATTAACTCACTCCTCAGATTCCCTTTCATATTATATAGTTAGGAGATTCCCCACTGATCAGTTCGATAATAGGAGTTTAGAATTATTATGGTGATTTAATAAAATATGGGGTTCATATTGTTGTGTACTTGGGATTGGATAAAGTAATTAATCTATAAGGAGTCCTTATGTCTAAAGTATTACAGTTCACTAATAAAGAAACAAAGGATGAAGAAGAGAGAAGGAAATGGATTAAAGAAAGTCTCGTTAGTTGGTCAGAGATGGACGATCTGAAAGAATTGGTTATAATAGGTTTCCCTAAGGATGGGGGTTTCAGATATCAAATCCCCATAGCACCAGTAGATAGTATATACGTTGCTGGATGTCTGGATAATTTAAGGGACCTATTCCAGCAAAGGGCTAATCTTATGGCAGTTGAATATGATAGTGATGAAGAATGATTATAATAGATATAGACGAATATAGGAATAATAGAAATCCATATATAACAGAAGAAGAAGTATGGGACACTATTGTTAATCTGGAAAATAATGAAATGCTTATAATCACTAATGACAAAGGGGAGTTGCGATTCACTAAGGTTAGGGCCAGTAGGTTTTTGGTAGATGTCGAAAAATTATGATAGAGATAAATAAAAATTATAATGAAGATTGTCTAATCACTATGGGTAGAATGCCAGATAATTTTGTGGATTTGGTTGTTACCAGCCCACCCTATGATAAAGTGGGTTGTGGTCATTCATATTCCGGTAGTTTGGTGCGGTCACACCCTGCGGCTTTCCCAGAACAATTAGCCGACGACCATATAATCTCTTGGTCTGATCCTGGGGATTTAGTTTATGATCCTTTCATGGGTAGTGGAACAACTGCGAAAATGGCTATTATGAACCAAAGGAATTGGATTGGTTCTAAAATATCTAAAGAATATTGTGAGATAATAGAAAAAAGAATAAAGAAAAGAGGAATTTTTTATTAAGTCAGAGGTTCAAAATATAAATAGTATTGGTATAATAAAATAAAGGAAAGATAGATGGCAGATGATAAGGTTTTAATAGATCCATATACAGGGCAAGAAGTGAAGACAGTACCTAGAACTGAAAGTTCTATAGGGAAAGGTGATATTTCTACACCTTGTAAGGCGTATGTAGGGCATCGAGATAGGTTGGAATTGATAGATACCCTTCTTGGTGGTACTCAAGCTATGCTTGAGGCAGGGCAGAAATATTTGCCCAAGGAATTGAGGGAGAGCTCTGAAAATTACACACAGCGATTAAAAAGAACAATCCTGTTCAACGGTTTTGGTAGAACTGTTTCTTATTTGACTGGCCAGGTATTCAGTAAACCTGTTATCCTTAAAGAAGATGTACCTGGGAGTGTAAGGGGTACAGATAAAAAAGATGGTTTTGTAGAAGATATCGATATGAGAGGAAACAACTTGGATGTGTTTCTATCCAAGGTTTTCGCTAAAGGTATAGGAGATGGTGTGACTACTGTTCTAGTAGATTATCCACCCGTAGAACAGGGGGTTATTACTAAAGAAGTGGCTAAGAAGAGAGGACTACGTCCTTATTGGGTGCATGTTCCTACTTCTTCCATTATAGGTTGGAAAACGGGCAGGGTAGATGGTAAAGAAGTGTTTACTGAATTACGCATCAAGGAAACCACAGAAAAGACAGATCCTGATAATCCTTATAATACCAAAACTGTAAATTTGATTCGTTTGCTCCGACCCGGAGAGTGGGAGCTTTGGGAGGAACAAGATCCTCAAGATAAGGGAGCGAAAGAAAAATGGGTGAAGATTGATGGAGGGTCTACTAAAATAAAAGATAGAATACCCCTAGCAGTTTTCATGCCTGGGGAAAGAATAACACCATTGACTTCTAAGCCCCCATTGGAAGATTTGGCCTATCTAAATCTCGCTCATTGGCAATCTACTTCAGATCAGTATAATATCTTGCATTTCACCCGTCTCCCTATTTTGTTCGGTAAGAAACTATCAGACCCAAATAAGTTAGATGAAATAGAACTTGGGCCTAATCGTTTGGTGCATTCTGATTATGACGAATCAGAATTGAGATATGTAGAACATCAAGGTGCATCTATAAATGCTGGCCATGCCCAATTGATCGATTTGGAAACTAAAATGGGGTTATTTGGTTTGCAATTATTGATGCCTAGTACTGGTAATATCACTGCTACCGAAAGAGCTTTGTCTTCTGGTGAGAGTGATAGTACTTTACGAAGTTGGGCTTTAGAATTTAAGGATTTTGTGGAACAGATTTTAGTTTTTACGGCTATGTATATAGAGGAACCCACAGGTGGAAGTGTAGATGTAAATACAGATTTCCGTTGGATGCAGACTATGGATGCAGAAGTACTGCTCAGGGCTGCCCAATTTAGGATTCTCCCCAAACAATTGGTATTTGAGGAATTAAGGCGTAGGGGTATCATTAATGCAGAATGGGATTGGTCAGAAGTTGTGGAAATGTTTAATGGGGAAGATTTCTTAGGAGGTTCTTTAACCTCTGGATTGAATATAGGTAAATTCTCTTCTGTGAGTACAGAATCACAACGGTCTGTGGCTGGTGTAGGGGGTTTATCAGTAAAACATGGGAGTGGTAAGAAGGGAGTATAAAATAATAAAGGAAAATAAAGAGAAATGAAGACTAAGGAGATCAAAGGCAGTACAGATTATTGTCCCGAATGCGGGTCAGATAGGATTAGTTATTCCAATGAAGTGGATATTGGGGAAGAGGCTAATGAAGTCTCTTTGGGCTGTTATTGTTTAGATTGCAGTGTAGGTTATGATTTGGTGTTCGTTTTTGCAGGCAGGCTTGTAATAGAAGACCAAGAGGAAGAATAAATTAAGTATGAGGGGATTATGGCGACAGATAAAACTATGAGTGAGAAAGATTGGCAAGCAAGGTGGGATGCGGAAACAGTTGCAAATGCAGAGAGTATAAAGGCAGACCCTAAACGTATGGCTGGTGTAAAGCGTATGGCCGGTGATTTGGTGAAAGAGAAGGAAGAGCAGATGAAGAAGATGCAGGCAGAACATGCTGCTCTTTCTAAAATGGCTGATGGCAAGATGGAAGGTAATACGAACGAGGGTAAAACGAAAAAGGATATGAGCAATAAGAAAGGTATGGAAGATAAGAAAAAGAATATGGATAGGAAGGATGTGAACTCTGGTAAAGATAAGGGTCCTAGTAAAAAGAATATGGGTAAAGGGAAAAAATAGTTTTATGGGGGATGTTGTACCTATCCAAGTATTTCTTATAAAAATGATCCATAGGGATGCTGGTAAATTAAAAAAGAAAAAGTGCAATGGGCGAAGACAATGTGGTAGAGTTCAAACTCACCAAGAAACACATTTACAGGCTTGCATTAAAGGAAGTGAATAACCTTTATATGTTGTCTGCTGGTAGTAATGACCCAATTGTGGATGTTGGCAGTATAAGAATGTTTGAAGAAGGTTATATAGATGAACCCTATCGTTTGGATTGGGAGCGATATTGTTTAGAAATCATAGAGAGATTGAGAAATGGAAGATGATATAGTATGTTCATTACAATGGGGTGATGTAAAACAAAACCCAAGATTAGTTATAGAGTTTAGTTCTAACATCCACCCAGATAATGTATTGCAATTGTGTGGTGTACTGGAAAAAACAGCGACCAAATGGATAAATTGTAAAGTTTGTGTACAAGAGGAATGTGAAAAGAAATATAATTAAGGAACTATAGTGAGTAATGAAAAGGAAGTACTCTATCTATCTATAGAAATTATGCGTGAGGGTTCTTTGTTTAAGAAAGAATTCTCCTTTATGTGCAATTCTGAAGTTTACAGTAGAACTTCCGTAATGTATGAACACCAGGAAGAAGATGGGTTTCGTACAAAGGGATGGTTCCGTTTAAATGGTCCAGATGGTGCCCCGATTGTTATAAATTTGGATTCGTTACCCTTGCTAGCTGAAAAGGCTAAGGCTAAAAATTGGGAAGTTGTTTGGAATCCAGAATTTGATCCCAACACCAATGAATTTGTTAAGAAAGTGGAATTCTAAAATTTCCACTCTGTGCCTCCTTTCTAGATGCATCCAGAGTCTAGTGTAAAGATGGTTCTGCCCTATTTATTTATAGATTATTTTATAATTGGGGTTAACACTTCTACAGAGTGGGCCTATGGTATATAGACATGGCAGAGGTGAAGATCATCAACTGACGTTTGCCCCAAACGAGATTGGGGCACCTATTCTAATTGAGGGTTCATGCCTATGAATTTCATTTGTGGTCTATGTTTGTGGTTTAAGCGGCGTGGTGATGAGGAATTAAAAGAATCAAAGAAGTATGGAGAGGATTGGGAATTTTGGTGTCATTACAATAATCCTCCGGAAGTAAGTGATCCATATAACTTCTGCCATAATTTCAAATGTCTCTACTGTTATGGCGATTGTGAGGATGAAGTAGATCATTTCGATTGTATGGAAGAGTGTGTGTGTGAGGAGTGTAAAAAACAAAAACAAAAGCAAAGGTTGAATGTTGTGGAATAAATTATGATCCTATTACAAGGTTTAGGTTTAGGTATCTTATTAATCTGCCATTACATAATTTGGAATTCTACCAAGACTTGGCAGGAGTTTTTATATTATGTATTCTTTATGAACCTATTTGGAGCTTTAATGGGTATTCCAAGTGGAGTGATAATCGGCAGAAGAATAAAGAAAATACACAAAGAGGAGGAAAGGAAGTCTTTTTTAAAGAAATTATCCAATAGACAATAAACCTCTTTTCGAGGTTTAAATTAAAAACAGACTTTAAAGATAGTATCTACCCTTAGTCTGTGGGTAAGGAGACGATATGGTTTATGCTGAGAAATTTGCAGTGGCAATAAAAGTAGATGGTAGGGTTTTAAGGGAGAGGGGTGATGAAGTATTTTTACCCTTCGGTTCTTCTTATTCCATATTGTTGAAGAACCTTAATTCCAGAAAAGCTCAAGTAGGGGTGTCCATTGATGGTGAGGACGTTTTAAACGGTCGTTCTTTATTGGTAGAAGCGAATTCTTCTGTAGAATTGGAACGCTATATTAAAAATAGTTTAGATAAAGGTAATAAATTCAAGTTTATCCATAAGAACCAAGAGATATCCGAGTACCGTGGAGATAGAATAGAAGACGGCCTTATAAGAATTTCTTATAGGTTCGAAAAACCCAAAGAGGAAGTTACCATCAAAAGGGTTATCTACGACGATGAATATATCAAATCTTGGTGGCCAAGGCCCTGGTTCCCTTACGAGGGTTCCTGGATTTGGATTAATGATGTAAAGCATACTTCTAATTGGAGATTGACTTCTAATACTGGAGGGAGGGGAACTTGTTCTGATCCAATAGTTATGGCTTCTTGTAGTGGTATTGTGAATCAAACTGACGGAATCACGGTCCCAGGTGAGTTTAGTTCTCAAAAATTTCGATATGGTTCCATAGGGGAATTGGAAGAAAATGCTAGTGTCATTATTCTAAAGTTGAAGGGACATACTCCTAAACAGGAGCAAGTACAG